TGATGATGATGATGATGATGATGTCGATGATGTCGATGATGATGACGATGATGATGACGATGATGATGATCAGGGTGGTGGAATAATGACCCCAGTATATCAAGGAACGTAATGTATCACATTCTATTCACATCAGTAGTTGCACTCTACATCGTATCAGGTGTAGGTAACATCGCTTTCGCATGAAAAAAATATTCTATAGTCCATACTACGAACTCATGGAGTTCGGTTTTTTTATAATGATAGGCACAGTAGCTGGTTACTCAGGATTAATCTAATGAATTATCACGACGTTATGGAGACATACAAACATCCTCCATCAATCAAATATATTCCTCGAATATTTTCTTGGTTGTTAGTGTTTGTATTATTATTTGGAGTAAGTAAAACCGCATATGCGTATGAAGCTGAACCAGTCATCTGGGTACAAGTCCCTCAATGGACAGATGATTGGGCTGTATGTGCGGTTGACATACCAGACGCAGCTTGTCATTGGTATGTTGCAAATGCCGACAACACATTCGGTGAAGGATTCGACTGGGAAAACGCACCTTGGTTCGATGCAAATGGTTTAAATGATGTCGCCCCTATGCAGGCATCAACAGTAGTAGAGAAGTTACAAGATATTGGTTGACTAAATAACTTGAGATAAACACATAGTCATGGCTGAAGAAGTTAAAAAGGATGACCCTAAAAAGAAAGGGCCTCTCGGTAAACTTAAGGAAGGATTGGAAGATAAAGAAGAGCAGTTATTAATACTTAGTACATTTGTTCGCCTTGGCGTGATGATATGGGCAGGGGCGATCTTAACTTTGAACTACGTTGAGATTCCTGGCTATAAACAGGAACAAAAAATTGATCCAACTTTCATAGCTTCGGTGTTCACAGGAACTTTAGCTACCTTCGGGGTCGCTGCGGGAGGTAAGAAAAAGAATGGTGACAATGGTAATGCAGGAGCTAACATATCTAAGAAGGATATGGAATTCCTTATTGCTAAGGCATCAGAAACAGCACCTGCACAGACCATTAGAATAGAGCAAGGTCCTGTGAAGATAGTCCCAGATACAAAGTAAGACAATGAACAAGTGGATTGGAATTAGTTTAGGAACCGTCTTTGGTATATCACATATCGGAATGATAGGTTTACTAGCAACTAGACAAAATAGTAAGGTACCATATATCAACCCACCAGTGGGTGACTATACTTCCTATGTTGTCTCAGCATCAGAAGATGGATATAAGATTAGTTACACTGCTAACGATCCTAAGACAATGCATATCACTAAGGACATCAAGAGAAAGGGTGGTTTCTTAGGACTAGCAAACAATACAACTCAGATTGTTGAGGAGTATGTCATGGATGGACAGACCAATCAGGGAGGTCCAGTTTCTAACCATAGATCATGGCAAGATCCATCTACTATCGTAGAAGGTGCTGCAGGTGGTGCTGTGGGAAAGTTAACTGCCAAGACCGTCGAGTGCATCGAGGCGGTAGGTGGTGGAAAACAGACAGGAAGACTTGTCGGAACTAGCGTTGGTGCTGCTGCTGCTCCTGCTGTATCAGGTATACCATTCGTAGGATGGTTAGCTGCAGGTTGGGTTGCAATGTTTGGTGGTAACCAAGGTGCTGAGATCGGTGGTAACATGGTTTCAGGACTTAACGATGCTTGCGAGGAACCCTTGCCATAAATAATAGTTCATGTTACTATTGTACATGGATTATAATGATATCAGACCATATCACGAACTAATTTCTGAAAACGAACGACTGGAAAGTATGATTCACATCTACCAAGAGGAGATCGAAATAAACATCAAGCAGATTGATGACCTAAAGGCAGAAGTAAAGTTCCTTAGGGAACAGTTAGAGTACAAGACTCTAGGACCTCCTATATACTCACAAGAACATGACAACGAGGATTAGATCATGCAAAAAATTATTAATGGAATTGCCATCTTCTCAGGTGCTGTAGCACTTGGTGTAGTTGGTCTTGGTGGATATGTATTCATCAGAAAAGATGCTATTGTGGAAGCAACTAAAGTAAGAGTTGCCGAAGAATTACAAAAGGCATTACCAGGTTTAGTTAAGACAGCATTACCTGCTGTACCTTCAGTTCCCCCTACCACAGGACCAGCATTACCTGCACCTAGTAACCCTATACCATAAATGTCTGACCCTATACAGGATATATTTGTAAGGGTACAGGAGATTAATACAATACAACCCCCTAATGTACCCAATGTACAGGTCGATATCCCAGTGATAGAGATCAGGGGGTCTTTTAATGGAGAGATACAGGTACAGAATAATAACCCACCTGTTGTCAGAAATGTTACAGTTCCAGTTGTTACTGAACTAGGTAAACCTATTGTTAATATACCTGGTTGTGTGGAAGCACACAAGGATAACAAAGGAAAGAATGATGAACTAATGGATGATGATCCTAAAGGTGTACAGACATTCTGTGACGCAGGTACACCATCATTTAATCCTATAGATTATGTTTCAGATGAATTAGAATTTCAGCAAGAAGAATATAAACCAGACTTTAAGATAGAACCTCCACCAATGCCACCTCCACCAGAGGTACCAGAGACCCCTTGTGTTAGACCTAAGGTCAGGGATCCTATTACTCAGCAATGTGTAGAGAAAGTAGAACCACCAACAGAACAAATTATAGAACAACCTCCTGAACCAATTGTTTTTAGTGAGTATGTTCCAGAACTCTCTGTGGTCACAACTACAGCAGCAATTGCTACTACTGCAGCAGCGTCAGCGTTGTTAGCAAAACCTCTTGCCGATGCTTTGATGAAAGTATTTAAACCACTGGCTAAGAAAGGAGTTGCTAAGGTCAATGCAATACTAGGAAGGACTCCTCCTCATATTAATAGGTGGGAGATCAAAGCAAATGAATATAGAGAAAAGAAAGGTTTACCCCCTCTTAAGAAACAGAAAAAGAAAAAGGACTAGGCATAAATTTTTGTGACAAAATGGTGTTTGCTGCATAAATAATGGCAGTCAGGGAAACCTACACACGGAGCAACAAGATGCACTGAAACCCCTCTATATTATGGGTTTAAAGATAGGAGGAAAGACCATGAGAGTATCTCATAATCAATTAGCACAATGGAATCATGTTGAGACGCTACCCCTGTACAATTCTACAGACGACCTAATAGACGACTACTTCGAATGTCTAATTGACTGCGATAGCACAACGAACAGTTGTAGGAAAATATGTTCGGATCTCCTGAGATAGATTTAAAATAATAAAGACCCCTTAGGGGGTCTTTTTTTATTTCTGGGTAAAGTTAATTCCCTCCATGTGATCGTATTCGTGCTGAAATATTCTTGCCATCAGTCCTTCCATCTTAACTTTATGTACTCTCTTATATTCGTCCTCGAACTTGACCACGATACCCCATGGTCTTTCTATCTTTAAGAATGTCTCTGGATAGGATAGACATCCTTCTTCCATCATTTCTTTTCTATCATACTCTTTAATAATCTTAGGATTAAACACCACAATAACTTGCATGGTCTCTATGTCAGATACCATAGCGAATGCTCTCTCTTCTATACCAATCTGATTAGCAGACAGACCTACACCTCTATGGTGTAGCATACTCTCTACCAATGTCTGTGCTAACTCAGATCTATCTAAGTTGTATGAGCAATTATTAACCCTCCGTGAGAGGAGGGTGTCTGTGTTGTTAATTAGATCTTTAATCATGTTTTTGTGGGTATAATTTTGCTATCTTTTCTTTTCTTTCCTTCTCTTTATCTTTTTTCTGGTCAAACCAATTCACTGGCCACTTATTATTTTTAAGTGCAGCATCAAATAATTTTTTCTTGGGCAACCTTAGTTTCATTTCTCTGGTTTGTCTTTATTCTCTAGTTCGAAGTTCTCGTTTGGTCCGAGGTTCTCCCGTTTGATCAACGTAGCGTTCCCGTTAGCATCGTATGAGAATGTAGATACTTCAGTACCATTAGTCTTGATCTCAAATGTAACTTGCTTTAATTGCTTGTTACCGTTCTTATCTATTTCTACTACAGATGTCTGCTTAGGTTCCCAGTTGAGGAACTGCTGTGGTATTGAGTGGGTGTGACCATCCTTATGTTCATTACCTACTATAGTATGGTTAGCTACAACTACATCAGCACAGACCTTAGCATATTGTGTACCTGGTGCGAACGATATGCCTCGCTGCATCAATTCACCACAGTTCTTTAGCCTTGCGATCTCAAAGTCTAACCGCTTATTAGCCAAGACTTGTTGTTGTAAGGCTATCTGTGTATTAAAGGCGTTCTTACAACCCTGCTGCAGTTGTCTGTCTAGGGGTATAGAAACTGTCGCACTGATACCCAAGGATAGGTTGGTATTGTTTTTCTGACCAGTTCTTGTTGGAATGTAGTAAAGAACTTCACCTGGATTATCGGGAATACCGTCATCATCATTATCTGCGTTATTATAAACAGGGTCATTGTAGTACGATTCATAAGGATGCTGTTCAGATAACGCCCCAGTGACGAATGGAGTAATATTGAGGGTAGGTCCTTGACATGATATACCACCACCATACTGGTTGTTAATATATGGACCTTGTAAAACTTGTATTGCCTGGTTGGTGACTGAGCCTGAAGAGTTGGCGATTGGATTGGCAGTCGCAGAAACACCACCTACGTCTGTAGCCATAGCAGCAGGAGAACATGTAAGTGCTGCTATTACTGGGAGAAGATACTTGTTGTATCTGTGACGCTTGTTACGGTGGTTTCTCTTTGGATCACGGTCTGGTTGGAGATCCCTGGTCCTTGATATGTATTTGTGAGTTGGAAGGCAGCTCCTGGTGTCGTTATGGTATAGTCTCCTAGTGTTGAGAGATCCAGACCATGTGTAGTTTGGGGTGTCGTTCCTGACGTTCCAAGAAGGTCTATGCTTCCTGATGTTGTCACTCCATCTGGTAAGATGCTGTCGCCATTGTGGGAAACCCCTGTCCCTGTCACTGAATATTGCCATCCTGTATTATAATCTATAGAATTTATGGTCTCCGTCACCGTAGAAGTTGTCTCGGTGTGGCTAGTCATGGAGCCTTGGGTAAAATTGGGGACCACGGGCACCGCCATCACTGGGGTACCTAGTGACATGATAGTAAGACTAGCTAATACTACCTTCTTCATTATATATATCCCTAATTTATGGTAAGTTCAGATACGAATTGACCCGTAGCTGTAGTGCCAGCTCCACCAGCTGTTATTGTCATCAAACCTGCTGAGGTTATAGTTCCTGCAAGGGTTCCTGCGACACCGCCACTTTGCGTAGTTGTGATACCGAAAGCTGGCATGTCTGCGACAACACCACTGGTCACGTCTACACCACTACCGATAGTATTTACAGCGTCACCTGCGACGAAACTTTCACTAAAGCTGAAAGCTGAGCCTGCAGTATTAATATCGTATGTACCTGCGTCAAGTGTTGCAGCAGCAGTACCACTTGGTGTTACTAACTTACCGAAGTGATCGTCTGATGATGCCACTTTGATGTTGTTACCACTTACACTGTAAGTACTACCTATTCTTGTACTCTGTGTTGCTGCCCCGTCTACAGTTAACTGTGTACTGGTCGTCAATCTATGAACTAGATCTGCATTCGCAGCAGTTGGTAACAGCATCCCCATACCAAGAAGTAAAATTAATTTCTTCATTGTTCTCCGTTTTAGTTGTAGGATTACTAGCTCTATTTATCAAAAAAATTATGTTCACCAGGTACTTATACGGATAGCACTACTGCTAGTGGGTAAGAAGTGTGCTATAAATACATGTGGATGCCGAAAGGATCCACAATCAAACAACTCGCTTACAAAGGAGACTATTATGACAAATTTAGCAAGATATCGTGCAGCTGATCTACCTGCCTTGATGGATAAGATCAATAAGTATGGTATAGGACTCGACAGTTACTTCGATCAGTTCTTTTCCTACAATGAGAACAGTAACTACCCACCCTATAACCTAATCCATCTAAGTAATCACGAAAGTAGATTAGAAGTAGCACTAGCAGGATTTAAAAAGGAAGAAGTTAAAGTCTACACAGAGTATGGTAAACTCTATGTGACAGCAGAGATAGAAGATAAGAAGGAAGAGGGAGAATTCATGCATCGTGGTCTTGCCAAGAGATCTTTCACTAGAATGTGGCAGATGTCTGAAGATGTAGAGATCAAACATGTTGACTTTGATAACGGATTACTTAACGTATTGTTAGGGAAGATCGTTCCAGAACACCATGCTCGTAAAGACTATCTCTAAATAGAGACAGTTATATTTCTTCCCTATGGGTAAGATAATGAGTCACCCTCTATGGATGCTACCAGTCATGGTTCTTGGCATGGTAGCAATGATAGAGGGTATTCATACAGGTGCACACCTGCACATGAAAATAGATGCTGATGCGTATTGTAGAAACAACGCTGAATGGGTAGAATCAAATACATCTTTTGATGATTATTGACACATACATAATAATGTGTTAACATAAACCCTAGTAGAGAGAAACAAATGAAAGCGTCAGACATTGATTTACAGATAGATCCTAAGCCGACACCTGTTCCTACTACAGCAGGTGTAACAGTTACATCATATCCAGAGGGAAGTGATGGAAGTGTATTTAATGTTGAGTATTCAGATCCACAACACGTTCAGATTATTGACTCTGTTGCTGAACTCAGTACTAAATTAGACCATGTGCTAGAACATCTTCATAAACTGGAAGCAAAACTTTCTGGTGGACTGAAAATTGTATCTGAATAACGTACATATATAATGTACAACTAAAGAGACCCCAGAGGTCTCTTTTTGTTTGCCAATAACACTATGAACATGTATGTAAACCTATGCCATCGGTATAATGATAAGGCAGAAACCCTAACTGTGGACATACCACCTGAGTATACTGAAGAGTTTATGCAGATGGTACACATCCTCGCAGAGGAAAAGAATATCTCTGCAAGAAGATCCTTTACTGACTTAGTAAAGACAACATTTAATCAACTAATGGAGAAAGACTATGAGCGTAAGGGTCGTAAGAATGCAAAACGGAGAGGACGTTATAGCTGACGTTAAGGAGATGCGTAACCAAGATGGTACACCTCTTGCTTACAAGTTAGACTTTGCCTATGCACTTACGCTACAACCTAACAAAGCGATGCTATTAGAAGAAGGAGAGTCAATGGACTTAGATCACTTGGACGTTGAGTTCCAAACCTATGTGCCACTTTCTAAACATTCATACATCATGGTACCGATACCCTCGGTTGCATTAATATATGAACCACATGACAACCTTCTGTCCAAATACAATGAACTACTAGAAGAAAATGCTAAAGATACTGATACTACAATCAAACCCCCTGATACACCTGATGGGAATGATGACAGAGTTGGATGAAGAACCATCCATTCTGATAGAAAATTGCATGATGATTACTAAGGACGGTGCATTAGAGAAGTATCCTTTG